CGCGCCAGCACCGATTAGTCCGGTAACAGCACGTTCAAACGGCGCTCCGAGCCATGACACGACTGACCCACGGTCAATCAAGTCCATGACAACCTCGCAGTGGATCGAAGCTGAACGTGCCCGCCAGATGAAAAAGTACGAAGCGCAACGCAACCGCTAATTTTTTGAAAGGACTAACATGTCTAATAGTATTCTGACGATTGACATGATCACCCGTAAGGCTCTCGAAATTCTTGAGAACAACTTGGTGATCACCCGTAACGTAAACCGCCAATATGACGACTCTTTCGCTGTTGAAGGCGCAAAGATCGGCTCTACACTGCGTATTCGTTTACCTGACCGTGCCTTGGTAACTGACGGCGCCGCCTTGCAAGTTCAAGACGACAACGAGCAGTTCACCACATTGACTGTTGCTTCACAAAAGCACATCGGTGTTAACTTTACATCTGCTGAATTGACCATGCAATTGGACGACTTCGCAGAGCGTGTGTTAAAGCCTCGTATCAGCCAGTTGGCATCTTCCATTGATGCAGACGTGGCCAATGCGTACAAATCCATCGGTAACACCGTTGGCACGCCTGGCACTACGCCCTCAACTTCTTTGGTCTTGCTCCAAGCCCAGCAGAAGTTGAACGAAAACGCCGCTGTGATGAACCCCCGTTACGCCACCGTCAACCCAGCTGCTAACGCTGGTTTGGTTGAAGGCATGAAGGGTTTGTTCAATCCTACAGACACCATCAGCAAGCAGTTCAAGAACGGCATGATGGGCACTGGTGTTCTCGGTTATGACGAGATCAACATGTCTCAGTCTATCAAGCAGCACACAACTGGCTCTCGCGTTGCTACTGGCAACTCTGTGACCACCACTGTGTCTTCTGAAGGCGCTGCGAGCATTGCTTTGACCATCGGCTCTGGCCTGACAGTTAAAGCTGGTGACGTGTTCACTGTTGCTGATTGCTTTGCTGTGAACCCACAAACCCGTGAATCCACTGGTTCGTTGTTCCAGTTCGTTGCTTTGGCTGACGCCACTGCCAGCGGCACTGCAATCGTTGTGACTGTTGCTCCTATTTACACATCTAACAATGCTTTGGCCACCGTTGACAGCTTCCCTGTCTCTGGTAAGGCTGTTGTGTTTGTGGGTGCTGCATCTAGCCAGTACGCTCAGAACTTGGTTTACCACAAGGATGCCATCACGTTTGCCACTGCTGACTTGTTGTTGCCACAAGGCGTCGACATGGCTGCACGCGCAGTTCACAACGGTATCAGCTTGCGTGTTGTTCGTCAGTACGACATCAACAACGATCGTATGCCTTGCCGTATTGACGTTTTGTACGGTTTCAGCACAATTCGTCCACAAATGGGCTGCCGCATCTGGGGCTAATCTGATTGGGGCTTTGGCCCCTTTCGTCTTAACATCTTTTTAAGGAAATTATCATGGCATTACCTAATGGCGCAGGCGGTTACCAAGTTGGTGCAGGCAACCGTCAAGAAACTATCATGGGCGCAATGGCCGCCCCTCAGACAGCTACGGCTACTGCAACCCTAACGGCAGCGCAAATTGTCAATCAGATGCTGGTGGCTAACCCCTCCGCAACTGCTGCGACATACACGTTGCCTTTGGGCACAGCAATTGACGCTGCTGTTCCTAACGCTACTGTTGGCAGCACATTTGACTTGTCAATTGTGAACATCGGCACATCCTCTGGCGCAGTGACTTTGGCTGTTAATACTGGTGTAACTGATGGCGGCAACGCTTTGGTTGCTATCGCTATTACAACCAGCCAACTGTTCCGCTTCCGTAAGACCGGCGACGGTACTTACGTTGTGTATCGTTTGGGCTAAATAATGGGGGCTTCGGCCCTCATTTTTAAAGGAACAATCATGGCCAATTCCAAACCCGTAGGTGTCGCGTATTCTGATCCAGAACTTGTTGCTGGAACTACCATTACTGGCGCTGAAATTACTGCATCTACTTTTAGCGGCACGCTTACTTCAACTGCTACAACTGGCGCTACTGTGGCTAACGCTACTGCTGGTCTGTACTTTTTGACTACCGCTATTACTGCAAACGTGACAACAACCACTGTACCCGTCGGCTCAATTGCAACTACAACTAATGCTACTGGCACTGGTAAGTTGTTTATTTCTGACGGTTCTAAATGGCAATTTGCCGTAGTCGCTTAAACCAAAAGGGGGCTAATCACCCCCTTTCTATTATGAACATTACAATGATTCACCCTGTCCATGGCGCCAAAATTGCAACCATGGATTTAGAAGCTGAAGCAGATGAAAAAAATGGCTGGATTCGTTATAATTCAGACACGCCTGTTCAGGTGGCTCCAATAAACACATTGGAGATTAAGCGCCGCCGTAAATCGGTAGAGGAAGCAACTGAAGGAGTCTGAACATGGCAACGTATACCGCTGGCGATCAAATCAACCGCGCTTTGCGCTTGTTAGGTATATTGGCCGAGGGTGAAACGCCCTCCGCATCTATGTCGCAAGACGCCTTAATGGCGCTCAATCAGATGATTGACAGTTGGAACACTGAGCGTTTGTCAGTGTTTTGCACAGAAGATCAAGTCTTTACTTGGCCTGCAAGTCTTATCAGCCGCACTCTTGGCCCAACAGGTGACTTTGTAGGCAACCGCCCTATTTTGCTTGACGATGCAACTTACTTTAAAGCGCCAAGTGGCGTGTCGTATGGCATCAAAATGATCAATCAACAGCAGTACAACGGTATTGCTGTTAAGACTGTGACGTCTACATTCCCACAAGTTATGTGGGTCAACATGACGTTTCCTGATATTGAGATATACCTTTACCCAAGGCCCACACAAAACTTAGAGTTTCATTTTGTGTCGGTGCAAGAATTAGACAGACCTGTTAATTTGTCAACGGTTTTGCATTACCCGCCTGGCTATCTGCGGGCGTTTACCTACAATTTGGCTATGGAGTTTGCCCCCGAGTTTGGTGTTGAGCCAAGCCCACAAGTGCAGCGCATTGCCATGACGTCTAAGCGCGATCTAAAGCGCATTAACAACCCAGATGATGTGATGGCACTGCCTTACGCATTGGTGGCAAACCGCCAGCGTTTCAACATCTATGCCGGTAACTATTGATGAAAACGCCAATTCTTGGCTCAAGCTACGTTGCCCGCAGCATCAATGCTGCCGACAACCGCATGATCAATTTGTTTCCAGAGGTTATACCTGAAGGCGGCAAAGAGCCTGGATTTCTGAACCGCGCCCCAGGCTTGTTATTTCAAAAGACTGTAGGCACTGGCCCCATCCGCGCATTGTGGGCGCATCAGACCAACGGCGCAGACTTTTACGTTGTCTCAGGCACTGAGGTTTACAAGATGACTAGCCTGACGGCCACGCCAGTCAAACTAGGCGACGTGGCTGACGGCGGCCCTGTATCCATTGCTGACAATGGCACGCAGCTGTTCTTTGCCTGTAACGGCCCAAGCTACATTTACAACGAGTCAACCAACGAATTTAAGCAGATTACAGACCCTGACTTCCCAGGCGCTGAGACTGTGGGTTATTTGGATGGTTACTTTGTTTTCAACGAACCCAATAGCCAGCGCGTATGGGTCACGGCGCTCTTGGATGGGTCATCGGTAGACCCACTTGATTTTGCAAGCGCTGAAGGCTCTCCAGACGGCTTGGTGGCGGTCAACGTCGATCACCGCGAAGCGTGGCTGTTTGGGACTGACTCGGTTGAGGTCTGGTACGACGTGGGCGGCACTGACTTTCCTTTGCAACGCATCCAAGGCGCGTTTAACGAAATTGGCTGTGTGGCCGCATTCTCTATTGCCAAACTAGACAACAGCCTGTTCTGGCTTGGCACTGACGCCCGTGGCCAAGGTATTGTCTACAAGGCCAACGGCTACACCGGACAAAGGGTTTCTACCCATGCTGTTGAGTATGCCATTGCCCAATACGGCAATATTTCTGACGCATTGGCTTACACATACCAGCAAGAAGGCCACGGCTTTTACGTCCTGACTTTCCCAAGCGCCAATGCAACTTGGGTCTATGATGCGGCCACGCAAGCCTGGCATGAACGCGCAGGGCTGGTCAATGGCCAGTTTACCCGCCACCGTTCCAACTGCCAGTGCAACTTTGGTGGTAACACTGTTGTTGGTGACTTTGAAAACGGCAACATTTACACGCTTGACTTAGATGTCTATTCTGACAATGGTCAAGCCCAAAAGTGGCTGCGCTCATGGCGTGCCCTGCCTACTGGCCAAAACAACCTAAACCGCGCTGCACATCACAGCCTGCAATTAGATGCTGAGACTGGCGTGGGCTTAAACGGCCTGACAAATGACACAAACGTGTTTTTGGTGACTGAGGCTGAAGACAACTTGATTACCGAAAACGGTGACTTTATCTTGTCGTCCATTACTCAAATACCAATTGCCCCACCACAAGCCATGCTTCGCTGGTCAGATGATGGCGGCCACACTTGGTCTAATGAGCATTGGACAAGCATGGGGCGCATTGGCGAGTATGGCCACCGCACCATTTGGCGCCGCCTTGGCATGACTTTAAAACTGCGCGACAGGGTTTATGAGGTGTCAGGCACTGACCCCGTTAAATTGGCCATCGTAGGCGCAGAACTACACGCAAGCCCAACAAATGCTTAACACCACGCAAATCCCTGCCCCTCGCGTGCCGTTCATGGACGAACGCACGGGCACGATCTCGCGTGAATGGTTTCGCTTTTTAAACAATCTGTACACCATTTTGGGTGGTGGTAACGGCATCATTGACCCTATCAATGGTGGCACTGGCACAAACGCCGTGCCAACTAATGGCCAGTTGCTAATTGGTGACACAGGCAAATACAAGCTAAACACGTTGACGCAGGGCACTGGCATTAACGTGGCCAATGGCCCAGGCTCAATTACCGTCAATGTGGCAAACACTGGTGTAACGGCAGGCAGTTATGGCACAAGTTCTAGCGTGCCAAACTACTCTGTCAATGCGCAAGGACAGCTGACCAGTTCATCTGCTGTAAACATTGCAATTGACGCAAATCAGATTACAAGTGGCACAATCAACACCGCCCGTATATCTGGGTCATATACAGGTATTACAGGTGTGGGCACACTGACCGCAGGCACATGGAACGCCACCTCAATAGCAGTAGCAAACGGCGGCACTGGCGCAACGACTGCCGCAGGGGCAAGGACTAACCTTGGTTTGGGCACTATGGCCACGCAAAATACTGGCGCGTCGGGTACATTTACCACTGTAGATTTAAAGACAGTTACCGTTGTAAACGGTATTATCACAAGCATTGTTTAAGGAACGAAAATGACCGTCAACATTTCCCTATTCGCAGGCGCTGGCGCGCAGTTCTTTGACGACAACGGCGTGCCCTTGTCTGGCGGTCTGCTTTACTCCTATTTGGCCGGCACTACAACAGCCGCCGCCACTTTCACATCTTCAACTGGCCTGTCTGCGCACTCTAACCCAATTGTGTTGGACTCCGCTGGCCGTGTGCCAGAAGAAATCTGGCTAACTGAGCAGACAAGTTATAAGTTTGTCTTGCAAGATGCTGACGCTGTGTTGATTGGTTCTTGGGACAATATCCCTGGCATCAGTAGCGCAGACACTTTGGCTGCCGAGTTGGCCAACCAATCTAACATTGCTTTGGGTGATGCGCTTGTTGGGTTCAAACAAACTTATGCTTTGGGCATCATGCCTGGCGCTGTTGGCAAGACCTTGAACGACAAGATGCAAGACTTGGTGTCTGTCAAAGACTTTGGCGCTAAAGGCGACGGCACAACAGACGACACAGCGTCCATCCAAGCAGCCATCAATTTGGCCTGCACTTATGGCGGCAACGTCTATCTGCCTGCTGGCACATATAAGATTTCAGCTGCGCTAGTGTTTTCCATGAACAGTGGCGCAACAGACCCTATTAAGCGCCCGTCTATGTCTGGCGACGGCATGGCTGCCACAACCATCTACCAAACGGCCAACGCCAACGGTATTGAAGTTATTGGCTACGATCCTAACCCAGCAGGCTACTGCCTGTTTCAAGACTTTACGCTGTACGGCTACCAAAAGAACAAGCTAGGTTTTGCCCTTAAAGACATTGCGTTTGTCACGATCAACAACGTCTACCTTGCAGGCTGGTCAACTGGCCTGTATGGCGTTAACGTCTTGTCGTCCACGTTTAATGACTTGGTGATCCGCTTCAATGACGGTGGTTTCTACTTTGAGCCAAACGCCGCATTTGGCTTTGTGTCTGAGCCAAACGCCATCATCATGTCCAACTGTACCGTTGGCAACAACGACTCTTACGGCGGTAAAGTCATTGGTGCGGGCACGTTTAACTACACTGGCGGCTCTATTGAGGCCAACGGTTTTGGCACTGACTTGTCTAGCGCCAAGTGGGGCTTGGCCATTGTTGATGCAGGCGGCAAACTTGCCCAACAGGCTGCTTGCGCGTTTAACATTAGCGGCGTCTACTTTGAAGCCAATGGCGGTCAAGCGCAGTTTCAAGTGCAACAGACGGTTTCACGCCCAGGCGTTACTGGTGTTCTCAACGCCTGTAGTTTTACTGTTGTTGGCACAAGTTATCCCCAACAACAAGTGTATTTGGCTGCGTCTAGCCCCTCTTTTGCTTTTCCTATCACGTTTGAAGGCTGCGGTTGGGCTGGCTTGTCTGGCTACTCAGCAAATGCAGGCCGTCCCACAATCAACAACGTGGGCAATGACTTTAAATTGGCCATCGTCGGCGCTAACTTTTACAGCGCTGTTGACCAATACAAACAAGGCGCTCCTAACCGTTTTGAGGGTGTTGTTGAGGCGGCGGTTTACGCTGACTTGACCGGCACGCCAATCAGCGGTGGTGGTGGCGCGGGTACTTTGCAGTCTGTTTTGACAGCGGGTAACACCTCAACACTAAATGGTATTTTTGGTGGCAACGGCACAACGACTGGCATTGTCATAGGTACAAACACTTATGGTGGCGTGCCATTTGCAGGCATTGGCTCTTATGCCGCACGCTTGTATTTGGCCAACACGGCTGCTTTGGCAACCACTTATGCTGTTGACTTTAATGGCGCAAACTTTCAACCAGCTGTTGACTCAGGCGCTGCAACTGCCCTGACTTTGGGCGGTGCGTCAAACAACTGGAACGGCTTCTATTTAAAGAACGCTTTTACTTGGAACAGTTATGCCATCCCCGCGCCAACAGGCGACACAACCAAGTTCCTACGCAATGACGGCACTTGGGTGGCTGTGTCTGGTACGGGTACAGTTACTAGCATTACCGCTGGCACTGGCCTAAACGGCGGCACAATCACAACGTCTGGCACAATCAGTTTAAACAACACTGCGGTAACGGCTGGCTCGTACACAAGCGCCAACATTACCGTGGACGCGCAAGGCCGTATCACTGCGGCGGCCAATGGCTCTGGTGGCGGCGCAACGCCTACTTTGGCGCAAGTTACAGCGGTTGGCAACATTACCTCGCTAAACGGCATCTTTGGCCAAACGTCAGCCGGCAACGGTATTGGCGTAGGCGGTGCAACGCCAGGTGGCCCAATGGGCTTGTCAACTTACGACGGCACAATGTTCTTGACCAACAATGGCACTGCGGGCACACCCCGCGCCGTTGACTTCAACGCTGCTAATTTCCAACCTAGCGCAGACGCAGGCGCAGCCAATGCCTTGGTTTTGGGCGGCGCAGCACGTCGTTGGAACGGTTTCTATCTAAGCAACAATTTTGTCTGGAACGGTTACAGCATCGCCCAACCAACTGGCGATACAACCAAGTTCTTGCGCAACGACGGTACTTGGGCAACTGTATCTGGCTCTGGCACGGTTACTAGCGTCAGCGGTACAGGCACTGTTTCTGGCCTTACTTTGTCAGGCACGGTTACATCTTCTGGCAGTTTGACCCTTGGCGGCGCGTTGTCGCTTACAAGTGGCAACGTCACAACCGCGCTAGGTTACACGCCACTTAGCCCCGCTGGGTCAGTAACAATTGCGGGTTCAACATTCCAATCGTCTGGCAGCTTGGTTGCTTTGGGCAACACTAGCGGTGCTTACGGCGTGTTTGTTAACGGCAGCACAGCGTTTGCGCCTAGCGCTGACAACATTATGACTTGCGGATCGTCTGGCTTCCGCTGGACTACCGTTTACGCCACAACTGGCACAATCAACACGTCTGACGCAAACCAGAAAGAACAGATTGCTGACCTGACCGCCGCCGAATTGGCTGTGGCCAGACGCATCAAAGGCTTGTTCAAGACGTTCAAGTTCAAAGACGCCGTGGCAGCCAAGGGCGACGGCGCCCGAATCCACGTTGGCGTGGTAGCACAAGACGTGCAGGCGGCCTTTGCGGCTGAAGGTTTGGATGCTAACCGCTATGGCATCTTCTGCTCAGACGAAGTAGACGGCGTAACAGTTCTTGGTGTACGCTACGAAGAATTGTTGGCCTTTGTGATTGCCGCCCTATGATCAACCACCATTTCAGCGCAGGCGTCTACGCCAAAGAAACGCTGATTCCGGCGGGGCATGTGCTTGTCCAGCATAAGCACAAGTTCAGCCATTTGTCGATTTTGGCCAGTGGCTCAATTGAGTTGATGGTTGATGGTGAGCGCAAAATTATTCACGCGCCAGCTTGTTTGACTATTGAAGCTGATAAGCATCATGGCGTAAAATCACTCACAGACGTTGTGTGGTACTGCATTCATGCAACAGAATGCACTGATTTAAATGAAGTTGACGAAGTTTTAATTGTGCCAGGCGATCAAGCGCAAGCGCAAAAACTGGCCCAGTGCCTACAGGAGAACTAATATGCCATGGATGGCCCTAGCAATTGGCGGTAGCGCCCTACTCGGTGCAAGCGCATCTAAAAGTGCCGCTAAAACACAAGCCGCCGCAACAGATCGTGCAGGCGAACTTCAAAAACAAACTGTTGATCAACAAATTGCGTTGCAACGCGAGATGTTTAACAAACAGATGGAACTTCAGCAGCCATACCAACAAGCAGGAGTTAACGCGCTTAACAAACTTCAAGGCATGGCCGATTACACCATGTTTGGCCCAGAGCAATTTACAAAAGACCCAGGCTACGGTTTTCGTTTAGCCGAAGGTCAAAAGGCGCTTGACCGTCAAGCAGCTGCCCGTGGTGGTTTGATCAGTGGTGGCGCTTTAAAAGCCGCGCAACGTTATGGTCAAGACATGGGTTCACAAGAATACTCAAATGCGTTTAATCGTTATCAACTTGAACGCGCGGCTAAACTTGGGCCTTATCAATCTCTTGCTGGTGTGGGTCAAACTGCCGCAAATACAATGGGCGCAAATGCAGGACAATTTGGGTCTAACGTTGGCAATACATTAGGAGCGTATGGCACTAACGTAGGCAATTTAATGACCAGTGGTGGCGCAGCCCGCGCATCTGGCTACGTTGGTGGCGCTAACGCTTTAACAAGCGGTTTAGGTCAATATATGAACTACACACAAAGCAAAGACCTAATGAACCGTTTGTTGCCACAATCAACTAGCCCAAGCAACGCGCAGTTGGCTGAAATGTATAATTTTAACGTGGGGTAAACCATGGCCATTGATCCAAATATTGCTCTTGGTGTCCGCAGCGTTGAGTTCCAAAACCCTTTGGCTCAATACGGCCAGATTGCCGCAATCCAAAACGCTCAAAACCAAAACGCATTGGCGCAGTTCCAGCTTGGCAGCGCCCGTCGTCAAGAAGAATCTCAAAACGCTTTGTCTGATGCTTATCAAAAATCGTTTAACCCTCAGACTGGTCAGTTTGACCCAAAGTTATTGATCAGCAATGTTGCAAGGTCTAAAGCTGCTTATTTGTTGCCAGATATTCAAGGCAAACTGCTTGAGTCAGAAACCAAGCAGGCCACATTGGCCGAGACTCAACAAAAAACCAAAGCTGGTGAATTTAAGTTAGCCCAAGACAAACTTAATTATGGATTGAAATCTTTGGGTGATTCACCAACACCCCAAGAAGCAATTAAAAAACTTAATGAAGGCGTTACAAAAGGTTATTTTGATTTTTCTACCGCAGCCTCAGAAGCACAGAAACTTCAAAGCATGACGCCTGAACAATATAAAGAATACCGAATTGAAAAAGTTTTGGGTCTTGTGGACGCTAAAGACAAACTTGGTTTTATGTTGCCAAAAACACGCGATCGTGACATTGGTGGTCAAATTCAAACTATCCAAGACAATCCAAGATTGCCAGGCTACGGTATGCCAATTGCTGGCGGTGCTGTGTCTAAAACCCAAACCTTTGCTGATCTTACTGCCGCAAGACAGGCAACAACCTCTGCTGGCCAACTTAATTTGGCACAACAAAAGTTTGCATGGGAACAAGCCAACCCTGGCTTTGAACTTAAAGAAGCTGAAGACGGCTCAATTGTGGGTGTTAACAAGCGCACCCTGCAAGCCTTTCCTGTTACGGTGGGTGGCGCTGCACCAGCTGCCGCACCAATGGCTGGCGCTGGTATGCCAGGCGCTCGCGCCCCTGCGCCTGCCGTCCAAGCTATCCCTGGCATGACAAGCGTGTTGGATCAACAGGCGCCAGCGGCAGCCCCTGCGGCTGGTGTGCCATTGATGGGCAAAGGCACGGCCATGACTGAAACCCAAAGCAATGCAGCCATGTTTGGCGGTGCAATGGCGCAAGCGCAAAACACCATCAAGGAATTAGAAAAGTCAGGTACTGTTAAGAATGCAGTTGTGCCAGGCATATTGACTGGCCTTGCGCAAATGATTCCTTTTGGTGTTGGAGAAAATATTGGAAATGTTATTCAATCAACATTTAATGCAGACCCAACTGGTTTAATTGGCCCGAACGCAGCGCAACAAAAATTAGGACAAGCCCAATTGGCTTTTGCTACTGCTTATTTGCGCAAAACTTCAGGCGCGGCTTTTGGCGCATCTGAAATATCCAACACAATTAAAGAGTTTTTTCCTTTAGTTGGCGAAGGAGAAAAAGTAATTGCACAAAAAGCCGCTGCCAGAGAACGTGCTATTGAAGGCATGAAAATTTCTACTGGCAAAGAAGGCAGAAAATACATTGAAGGTTATGGCGGTGGTAGCGCTCCCGCAGGCGGTGGCGGTATACCCAACGCAACGGCAACCAATCCATTAGGGTTGGTAATACCTGGAGTCAGATAATGGCTACACTTGCCGAGTTCCGCGCACAGTATCCACAATATGATGCCGTGCCAGACCTTACTCTGGCCGACTCATTGCATGAAAAATTCTATTCAAAGATTCCAAAAATAGAGTTTTACAAAACCATTGGTTTGGGCACAGCTGCGGCAATCCCTGGCGCTGAAGGCGTGATAACCGGCAAGGCCGCGCCAACAGTGCCGTTGCGTGACCGCATTATGGGCGTAATTGAAACGCCATTGGCGCTTGGCGCTACCTTGGCCGGCAGTGCTATTTCACCTTTTGTCGGAATTGCAGGCACTTTGGCTAGTGGCAAATACGGCACACAAGAAGGCATTCGCGCAGGCGAAGAAGCCATGAAGGCCGTGCAGTACCAACCGCGCACACAGACGGCCAGAGAGGCTTTGGGTGCTATGGGCGAGTTTTTGCAACCCGTTACTAGCGCTTTGCCACCAACGCTTGGCGCGACTGGCTCAACTATTAACGCTTTGGCGCCTGCTGTTGCAACGCAAGCCAATGTTCTTGCCCGTCCTATTGCAAGACAAGTAACAGTGCCAGTGCAAAATGCGTTGGCCAACGTGATGACACGCGAACAACAGCCTGCCATGGTGGGCATGGGCGCTGCCACCACTGATGAAGCCTTAAGGCGCCAAGAGCGCTTAAGCCGTCTTAACATTCCTGCAACAGCTGGTGAGCGCACCAAGAACTTGGCACAACAGCAGTTTGAGTCAGAAGTTGGCCGAGGTGTAGTGACTGGCATTACTGAAGAAGCCAAAACAAAATTGGCTGAACAAATGTCTGGTTTTAAAGCAAACCAACAAAAAGCTATTGTTCAAAACTTTGAGCGCATGACCAACGAAGTGGGCGCCGAAGTGGCTGATCCAACTCAAATGCGTGCGGTTGGCAAAATTGTTGACAAAGCGCTTAATGATGAGTACACCAAAAAATATGACATATACAAATCGTTGTATGCGCAAGCAGACAACGCTGGTGAGACTTTGCAACAAGTTCCATATCAAAGTTTGCTTGACTATATCAACACTAAAACGCCAACAGCTCGCAAAACACTAGATCCAATTTTAGATTCTGTCGCTGAATCATTGGCAATGAATGATCCTGGCAAAACTGGCACTATTACGGTTCGGGCATTAGAAGATATTTACCAACAAATTGGTAAAGTTAAAGGTTCTGCAAGCGCACCAGAAATGAAAAACATCATTACCCAGATGGGTGAGGGTGCTGGCGGTGAGTTGTACCAAAAAGCAAGGGCAGCCAGAGCGCAATTGGCCAAAGAGTTTGAAGATGTCAGACGTGTGGACAAGTTGCTTGGCACAAAGGCCGGCTACGCTGACCGCCAAGTGGCGCTTGATGACGTGTTTAAGTATGTGGTGCTTGACGGTTCACTAGAAGAAATGCGCACAGTCACAAAGTTGCTTAAAAAAGGCGGCAAAGAGGGTGAACAGGCTTATGCAGAATTAAAAGGCCAAACTATTCAGCACATGAAAGATATGTTGATCAAAAGCGATCAACCGTCTTTTAGAAACCTTAACACTCTTGTCAATCAACTTGATGCCGAAGACAAACTGGTTTACATGTTTGGCAAAAAGGGGCGCGATGAGATTATGGACTTGCGCGATGCTGTTAAAGATGTATTGGTCAAAGAGCCTGGCGCCGTAAATTACAGCAACACTTCTGGCGCCGTTTTGCGTGGCCTTGAGGCTTTGCAATCATTAAGGTTCCCAGGCGCTAAACCAGCTGCTGAAGCTGTTCGCACCATGGAAGTTAAAAGCAAAGTTCAAGAAGCGCTTAAACAGCCAAACGCCATGGCGCCTGCCAACAAAAACGCATTGGCAAACGAACCTTTCCGCATGGAAATTCGTGGAACGGGTAAAAAGTAATGGACTACCAAGTGTTGTTTAACATCTCTGTGGCCGTGGCAGGCTTCTTTGGTGGCTGGACGCTTAACCGCATCTATCAGGCCATTGACAGGCTTGATGGTGACGTGCGGGCGATGCCAGTTAACTATGTGGCGCGTGAAGATTACCGCGCTGACATGCGTGAGATTAAAGACATGCTTGGCAAGATATTTGACAAGCTAGACGGTAAAGTAGACAAATGAGAGACTGGGCCGAAGCGTTTATCGTTGCGGCTTTTCTTGTTGTCTTTGTTGTGTGGGGAACATTTACCCTTGTTTGGCTTTGGGGATGAAATGGAACTTGAGTATTACACCAAGATTATTGGCGCAGTAACTGCCTCAACTGCCATGATTGGCGGTGGTTATACGCTTGCTGATAAGTTTGGTGTGTTCCATAAAGACATTCTTAAATGGGCGCCAGAACACTTTCAAATATCTGATGCGCCTGCAAACGGCGAATTCAAGGTTGTAGTGGCTCGTCAAAAAATTAGAGATAACTGCGAAGTTACGTCATTCAAGCTAGAAGTGCGGGATTCTGAGTTGGTTGTACACCCAGCCAAGCCTAGCATTGCCACGTTTTCTGGGCCAGCCAGCGATACAGTGGATAAGTTTGGGTATAAGTTTAAGTTAGACACAACTTCACAAGTGACACCTGGCGTTGCTACATTGATGGCTCACATCAAATACAAGTGTCCCGAGGGTGAAGTCATTGTGAATTACCCAGCGCACAAAAACCTGATGTTTATGATAAAGGAATCCAATGCTTGATATTCTTTCTGGGGGCTTGTTAGGCTCCATCTTTGGCGGCATCTTCCGAATGGCCCCTGAAGTTTTAAAGTTCTTTGACAAAAAAAATGAGCGCTTGCATGAACTTAATATGTTTGCCCGTCAGTGCGACTTAGAGCAAATGCGTGGTCAAATGAAGTTAGCTGAAATCGGCGCACAGAGAGAAGCTGCTATGGACGTTGGGGTTATGGATGCCTTTAACAACGCCATTACCCAGCAGGCCGAGATGGTCAAAGCCGCAGGCGGCTGGGTAGCTAGTCTGTCAGCTTCTGTTCGTCCCGTAGTCACATACTGGGTGCTGTTTGTCTGGTCATTTATTCACGTTTGGTTTGCTTATAACGCATGGCTAAACGGTGCGCCAGCCGCAGAAGTGTTTAGAACCATGATGACGCCTGACTTTTCTGCTTTGTTATCTGGAACTATTAACTATTGGTTCCTCGACAGAACACTCAAGCAGCGCGGTATATGAAACTTGAACTGGCCGCCGCGCTGTGCCGTCAGTTTGAGGGCTATCGGGCCAAGCCGTACTTGTGTCCAGCCAATGTAGCCACGATTGGGTATGGCTCTACCTATTACGCTGACGGGCGCAAGGTGACGCTGGAAGACGCGCCTATGTCTGAGCCAGACGCTCGGGCGCTACTGATGTATGAGTTGCAGCACACTTACTTGCCTGGCGCTTTGCGGCATTGTCCTAGCCTTATTACTGATGAGCGCAAGTGCAACGCTATTGTTGACTTCTGCTATAACTTGGGCATTGGGCGTTTGCAAACATCCACGCTTAAGCGCAAGATTAACGCAGGCGACTGGGAAGGTGCAAAGGAACAACTGATGCTCTGGACTAGAGGTGGCGGCAAGGTTTTGCCGGGCCTTGTACGCCGCCGTGAAGCCGAAAAGGCTTTACTCCTTAGTTAACGCCCTATAAGCCTCAATGGCGGTCTTCAGATCGCATTGCAGCATCTGGATGCGGTCATCTTGCTGGCACAGCAAGACGTAGGCTTCTTGCGCAAACTTAACCAAGTTGGCTTGGCTCCATGTTGTAAAGTCTGGTGAGTTAGTCATTGGATTCCTTTTTAGACGGCGCGTCTAGTTCAAGGCGGTAATACTTGGCCGGCATCTTGGCGTTCTTGTCCAGTTGCTTGCGCAGCCATTCAGCGCCGCCAAGTTCTTGCAAGATCATCCAGTGTCTGTCTGACATTCGGACTTGTCGGCCTAGTAGGGGTTCAGGTGGTTTGGGGCGCGGCATTTAACGCACTCTCCTAAGTGGTACATCCACAAGGCGCTCACGTTCTGGCGGTGGGGGTGGCAAATGTTCAGACGGTGGTGTCCAGCCATGCTTTCGCCAAAGGGCTTGCACGTCAGCGCCAGACTCCCATTTAAATTCTACAAAGCCATTTTTGCCCATCTTGGTTGGAGTTGATGGGTAACTAATTTTTGAATACGGTGGTTTTTCTAACATGTTGTCTCCTTAAAAGGGGATTTGATCCCATTCCCAGTGTTCGCACTGAACCGTGCCGGTAATCCACTCTAGTGGTGGCTTTGCTCCATACTGCTTACAAATGCCTGTCTCGAAGTTGTTGCACTGTCGGCAATTTACTTGTATCAAATTTATTTGTTTGACCTGGCTGTCCAGATGCCTCTTGACTGCGTTTAATTCTATTAAATTCATATTCTTTCACCTCTGTGTATTTTCCATTTTTGCGGGTTGCAATTCTGACTGGTTCTTCAATGTCATAAAACTCAAGCCACTCAAGCGCCTCTTGCGTGCCTGATGGCATAGACTTTCTTTCCCTGCGCATCCACCAGTTCTCGGCCTTCTGCCTGGCATAACCAACATGGCTAAAACAGACCCACTCACTGGCCACGCGAAGCAGGCCGCTGTAGTAGTCAACCCTTAGTGAGTCTGGCTTGCCCTCTTTGCGGTGCAATGCGTAGTCGGTGCGGCTAATGTCGTGCCAAACCAGTTCGGCCATGGCCGTCTGGCTTGACAACAACGCAGCATAAGAAACTTTGGCATCCATGGGCTTGGCTTCTTCTTCCCTGATCGTGGCGCCACAATGGATACACACTAGCGCAGCTGGTGCGTTGCGTTCACCGCAGTCTAGGCAGATGCTGTAGGGCGCCTCTTGGGGGCCTGACCTTTTCTTAGCCCTGCCTTGGATCGTGTCCACCGGCCCCAAGCGCTCAACTGTGTCGGTAAAGTCAAGCACCAGGCAGTTATCTTTGCCGTCTGCAATGCGTGTGCCTCGGCCCATGCCCTGCACATAAAGCACCGGCGACTTGGTGGGCCTGCACCAAATAATGCAGTCTACGTCTGGCACGTCAAAGCCAACTGAGAGCGCCAGCACGGTAACCAAGCAATGAATCTGATGGCTCTTGAACTGGCGAATCAGGTCTTCGCGCTCTTGCTTGGGTGTCTCACCGCACACAACGGCGCTGACAATGCCAAGCGCGTTCAGCTTGTCAGACAGGCTTTCAGCGTTATTTACACTCGGTGTAAAGGCAATCCATTTCTTGCGCTCTGAGGCGATTCTGGTGGCTTCTATGGCCACTTTGGCAAGGTACTTTTCAACTTCGCGGGAAAGTTCGCCCACCTTGTAGTCGCCGTTGGAGATGCCAACGTGGCTGGCATCAATGCGAGTCTCAATGCGCTCGGTAGGTGGAACCAGTGGGGCAATGAACTTGGCATCAAGCAACTCACGCATGGACACACGGCTTGCAATGCCGGTGAACAATGGATCGTCGCCATCGGTCAGCCAGACTTGATTGCCCCTAAAAGGCGTGGCCGTCATGCCAACGGTTCTGAACTCGCACATCTGGCCAAGGTTTGACAGAAAGTTGCGGTACATGCCTGCATCATTTGCCTTCTGGCTCACTAGGTGAGCCTCATCAATCACCACGGCCTTGATGTTGCCAAGCAAGTGCGCTGCCTTGTGGATGCTGCCAATGGTGGCCACAATCACGTCGGCGTTGTACTTCTTAGTTCCCAGGCTTGCGCTGACATAGCCCACGCTGATCGTGTGGGGCAGCAGCGCCCTAAGTTTGGCCGCATTCTGCTCGGCCAGTTCTTTTGAGGGAACCAGCACCACAGTGCGCGGGTGAAACTCTGGCCACTGATCCCACATCTGGCGCACAATCTCAGCGCAGATCACCGACTTGCCGGCGGCGGTAGGCAGCACCAACAAGGGGATGTCGGCATCCCCCTGGTGCTTTGTCCACCAGCCAAACAAGTCGCTGACAGCGCGTGATTGGTACTCACGCAGGATCACGTTCACGCTCCTCAAGCATGGCATCTGCCAATTTGTAAGCATCCCGAGCCAACTGGTAGACGTTGGGGTGGCTGCCATCAAGTAGGCCAATGATTGCCTGCGCGGCAAAATAGTCTCTCAAAGTAATGTTGTCAATTGGTGGGGTGTTCATACAAACCTTGCGTTATGTTGTTTGCGCAAATCCAAGGCAAATTCGTCCACCAAAGCGGTCTTGTCTGCGCAGGCATGGATTTCAGCGCTGCTAATGTAATTAGGGTTCTTGTCTGGATCACCATTGACAAACTGTTTGCCGTCTGGCGTCTTGTAAACAACGCCATAGTCAGGGGTGCTGTCAACTGGCGTGGCCGTCTTGGCAAGCAAAATTGGAATGTAACGGTGGCGACTACAACCCTTGCGTTGTTCTTCTGTAACCAAATCAATGCCATGGCTGTTGCATGACCACCGGCCTTGGCCGTCCATCTCTGGCGTGACATGCACGCATGACCGGCAAGTTGTTGCCGGTACGTCAGTGCCGTGGCAGATAGCCTGGTAGTCACAGAACTTGCACTCAAACCATGTTGGGTCTGTTGACACGCCAACGGGTGGTTCCACGCTGGTGATCACCACCATGGCTTTGTCAATCAATGCCTGCGCTTCTTTGGCATCAAACTCCAAACGCTCGGTGTAAATGTCGTCGTTGTCTTTGTTAACCACAAAGTACAACGCACGCTTGCAACCGTCTTCGCCAAACTGATCAATTGACCACTTCATGTATATTTGCATCTGCGCGTAGTGTTCGGGCTTGGACTTCTTTA